TTATAAATTTACTCTTTTAGGTATTTTAATCGACAGTGAGGAGTTTGAAGTAAAACCAGCTTTGAGTAGAATGTTTTTAATGAACGAATTTATTCAAGGTAGTAATTACCAAAAGAAATACATCAATAAAACAATTGATATTACTGTTGTAAGTTTTAATGCTGATGGTTTACAAACCGCATTTAGTGTGGGTGAGACAATTGGTATTTTGTTTAATGTATCTATTAATGGTTTAATTCAAGAAAGAGATGTTGATTATTTTCATGTGGCGGGAACATCGAAAATCACATTTGTCACTCCACCTTTAGAGGGTAGTGTTGTAAGTATAACCTATTATAAAGGAAGAAACAGTGTCATAATTGATACCTATGGAAGACCAATACAAGTAACCACCGAATATTTTACATATGACGGATCAACCTTGTCATTTACAGTTTTAAGTGCAATAGATAGTATAGTCACATTAGACATTAATGGTCTTTTAGAAGAAGAAGGAGAAGGTTTCGAAATTACAGGTCAAAGAGAAGTTACATTACAAGGTGCGCCGGTTATCGGTTCAACTATTGGTGTCACATATCTATATTAATCATTCACCATATAGGTCTTTTTTCTTTGGTTTACAATTGTCTTCGATTAGTTTTTCCAAAAATTTGTAAATTTTTATACCTCTTTCATCACAAAACTTTTTCAACATTTCGTGGTGTTTTTCACTTATTTTAACGTTTTTAGTTGTGTTTTCCATAGTTAAGATAATTAAAGATAATTTTAGATAAATAAATATATTATTTAAGAAAATTACGGAAATCTTTCATAAAAACAAAGATATTTATAAGGTAAGTAATAAATTAATTAACCAAACATTAATCAATGGCAAGTTCAAACAGAGTTTTCGTCTCTCCCGGTGTTTACACCTCAGAGAAGGATTTAACATTTGTGGCTCAAAGTGTGGGTGTAACAACACTCGGTTTAGTCGGTGAAACATTAAAAGGTCCCGCATTTGAACCAATTTTAATTAGCAACTTCGATGAGTTTAAAACATATTTTGGTCCGACCTCACCTGTTAAAGATGGTAACGGTAACCCAAAGTATGAATTACCATACGTTGCAAAGTCTTATTTAGAAGAATCAAATCAATTATTCGTAACAAGAGTTTTAGGATTAACAGGTTACAAACCAAATAAAACCTTTGGTATTAAAACCTTAGGTGGTGTGACTGTAGATTTATCAACAGTTTCTACAAGTGGTGTAACTATGAACCCTGATACTCCGAACACATCTCCAATTTTTGGAGAACTTTCAGGTAAAACCGCATTTGACGGTAGTTCAATAACAAATTACATTCAAACAAACTTCAGTGGTTACACAGTTTCTGATGATGGTAAATGGTTTGTAATTGGTCAATGTGATTCTGACGATGTTGCGGCATTAACTGCAGGTAACGAAGTTACTTCACCATTGTCAGGTTTCGATAATGAAACATCAAATCATCAAAAAGAATGGTTCAACGTATTTTTCAATAGTGGTGCAACCATTACTAATGTGTACGCTTACTTATTCGTTTATAGTGGAAGTGCGGGTGTATTCAATGTTACAAGATATGCGTATGATGCAGATTTAAATTCGGACTATCACAATATCGTAGTAGCCGCTTTAAGATCAAGAGGTTCATACAGTGGACAAACATTGAACTTAGAAGTTACAGGTTCAACTATTGGAATCACTGGTTCAGGAATCGGTGGTAATCCATTAGGTGAATTCACATTAAATGTAACAGGTTCAACAAGTGGTGCTAAAACATTCACATGTTCCTTAGATACAACATCAACAAAATATATCACCAAGGTTTTAGGAACCGAAGTGTATGATAAAGAAAAATCAGATTTCCCTGTATATGTTCATGAATCATACCCTAACTTATTAAAGAGTGCATTTGACAAGGGTTTAATTAGAGGATTAAGTAGTTCAATTGATATTGAAACTGACTCAAACAATTTTGTTGGTCAGTGGGATACAACAATTTCACCTATGGTTGTATCAGAAGTTCGTGGTGGTGAAGTTGCCGACCTTTTTGAAGTAATCACAATTTCTGACGGTGAAGCGGCTAACTTCCAAGTTAAAATCACAGTACAAAATATCGATTTAGATAGTGGTGACTTTGATTTGATTGTTAGAGATTTCAATGACAGTGATGATAATATCGTTGTTCTTGAGAAATTTACAAGATGTAACATGAACCCTGATTTACCTGGTTATGTAGCAAGAAAAGTGGGTACATCAGATGGTGAATATGAATTACGTTCTAAGTATATCATGTTATCTATGGCTGATAATCATCCAGTTGATGCATTCCCATCAGGTTTCAAGGGTTTCAAAAATAACGGAGCGTTCGGTACATCGGGTAAATTAGGTAGTGTTCTTTATAAAACACAATACTACACAGCTGGTGACGTTGTTTCATATGAATCAAACGGTACACCTGTATTATCAGGTGGTGATAAGGTAAGAAAAGTTTCTTTAGGTCTTTCTTCACAAGTAGGATTCGATAGAGATATGTTGAAATACAAAGGTTTAGGTGCACAAACAGAAACATTTGGTTTCCACTTATCAACAAATGCATCATCTATAACAGGTACAACTTTCCAGTGTACACCATATGATTTAGAAGGAGCAAGTAAAGGATTATTAGAGAGTATTAACTATCGTAAATTCACTTTCGCAGTATTTGTTGGTTTCGATGGTTGGGATATCTACAGAAATGTAAGAACTAATGGAGATGCTTACATCTTCGGTAAATCAACATATGTTAATGGTCACACTACAAATGGTGGTGTATTCAGTTCTACAAATGGTAATTCAGACTATTATTCATACTTACAAGGTATAGAAACATTCGCAAATCCTGAAGCGGTGGATATTAACGTGTTCGCAACACCTGGTATAGATTTCCATAATCATAGTTCACTTGTAATTCAGGCGATTGATATGATTGAAAATGATAGAGCGGACTCTTTATACATCATTAATTCTCCAAATGTTACAACATCTTCAGAGATTATTGATAATTTAGATTTGGCGGGATTAGACACCAACTATTCAGCAACATATTGGCCTTGGATTCAAGTTAGAGACGGAGATAATGCGACTCAATTATATATTCCACCTACAGGTGAAGTAGTTAAAAACATCGCGTTGACTGATAACGTTTCATATCCTTGGTTCGCAGTCGCTGGTTATTCAAGAGGTCTTGTAAACGCAATCAAAGCATACAAAAAACTTACTCTTGACGAAAGAGACGACCTTTACAAGAACAGAATTAACCCAATTGCAACTTTCTCAGATACAGGTACTATCATTTGGGGTAACAAAACCCTTCAAGTTAGAGAATCTGCACTTGATAGAATCAACGTAAGAAGATTATTATTAAGAGCTAGAAAGTTAATTTCAGCGGTTGCGGTTAGATTGTTATTCGAACAAAACGACGAACAAGTAAGAAATGAGTTCTTGAGATTGGTTAACCCTATTCTTGAGTCAATTAAGAAAGAAAGAGGTTTATATGACTTCCGTGTTTCAGTGTCAAATGATCCAGAGGATATCGACGCAAACACATTAAGAGGTAAAATTTACGTTAAACCTACACGTTCTCTTGAATTCATTGATGTTGAGTTCATTATTACACCGACAGGTGCTTCTTTTGAGAACATTTAATCTTAATACGTATAAAATAAAGAAGGGTCCCAAATGGGACCCTTTTTGTTTATAGAGACACCTTGATTAGGTGGTTTTTTAGATGTTCCACATGGAACCATTTTTTATAAAAATTATACTATTATACTTTTCCCAGTATTCTGGAACCAGTTATTCTAGTATTTATTAATAAGTTAAGAAATATTCTAGAACTATATACTGGGACTAGTAAAAAACTAACGAAAATATTTGACAAAGTCAAGTATCTATGGATTTTAGATAAAATAAAATATTTCTTGATTTGAATATATTTATAGGAATAAAGAATAACTAAAAACTTAACAAATACAAAATGGCAGATTTATTAATGAAAATGCCGGTTCCTTATGAACCGAAAAGACAAAACCGATTCATCGTAAGATTCCCATCATCTTTGGGTATCAATGAATGGTATGTAACATCAGCGTCAAGACCCGCAGCTAAAATCAACTCTGTACCTATTCCTTTCTTAAACACATCAACATATGTTGCTGGTAGATTTGAATGGCAAGAGATGAGAGTAACTTTCAAAGACCCAATTGGTCCATCAGCATCTCAAGCATTGATGGAGTGGTTCCGTTTACACGCAGAATCAGTTACCGGTAGAATGGGTTATGCTGCTGGATATAAGAAAGATATCGAATTAGAAATGTTAGACCCAACAGGAGTTGTTGTTGAAAAATGGATTCTTCAAGGAACATTTATCACAGACTTAAACTTCGGTGATTTAGATTATTCAAGAGATGAAATTGCAACTATTCAATGTTCTTTGAGAATGGATAGATGTATTCAAGTTTACTAATATAAAAAATCTGTCAAACAAAAAGGTATCTCAAAAGGATACCTTTTTTTTATTTTAAAACTTTACATTGATGTAGTTATATCATATATTTTATTCTATGGAACAATTTGTAATAGACCCAACAATTGCGTATGATGTTGTTGAATTACCAAGTAGAGGTATTCACTATCCATCACAAAAAAAATCAGTTAAAGTTGCTTATTTAACAGCGTCAGATGAAAACATTTTATCTGCACAGAATTTAATTCAAAGCAATACTGTTATTGATGAACTTTTAAAAAGAAAAGTTTTAGATAAAGATATTAGTGTTGATGATTTGGTTGATGAGGATAGGCAAGCAATTTTAATCTTCTTAAGAAATACCGCTTTTGGTCCCGAATTCAATGTTTATGTAACAGATCCAAAAACAAACGAAGCGTTTACCGCAAAGGTTGATTTAAGTGAAGTTA